TTCTCCTGAGATTTGCATATTATTTCTTGAATTCCTTTAGGGTAGTTTTGATAAAAGTAATATCCTCAATGTATTTCTTTTCTAGGTCATTGACTTCATCAGAGGTTTTGATGATTTGTGCTGATTGGTTAGTATCCACAATAATGTTGGCTTGAACCTGTCCTGAAAGATTTGCCCACGCAATTGAACTTCCGACAACTAAGATTAGAAGAGTACTACCTATCGCCCAATAATCTCTAAGAAACTTTGCAAAGTTGCCATTTTTGAATTGTGCGTGTGCTTCGGTCATACACTATCGGTATTCTTCTACGTAAACCTTACACGATGTTTCATTCGTTGAAGATGCGTGAATTGCTCCTGTATACGTGAACGTGCCGGCTGCTCCTGTGTCCCACACTCCTCCGCTTGCGGCTAAGTAGAAACCGTCTGTAAGAGATGCGCTGATACCATCAGTGTTGAGGTAGATGGCTGATGCACAGTTGTTTACTACTCGTGCATAGAGTCTTCTGCTCGATGTTGCAAGCAATTCTCCGTCAGTGGTAATGGTCAATACACTTGATGATGCTGTTGAACCTCTCACTTGAGAGAAACTACCACCCACAGATGGTTCTTTAGCTGACGATAGCATCAGAGCAACAAAACCGATTATTACTATTAGTGCGATAATGATTATTTCTTTTTTTGTCATAAATTAATTTTATTAAGTAAGGCTAATGACCTTATCCCAACCCCCGTTAGGAGTTGAGTAAGGACACTAGATAGGACATGTGCCAAATACGGCTGCCATTGACATACCTGTGGTGCTCCCGTCAAATGCTGATGTAGTTGTCGCATAATTAACGGGTACCAGTACCACTGATGTTTCGGTGGAGGTTGCGTACGTTTGAATACAACCAACCGTCACTGATGAGGTTGCAGTATTCGAGGTAGTTACAACAACATCACTACCAGAAGTAGTGGTGATGTTACCTGACGCTGTAATAGCACCAGTGTTAGAAACGCTAAATTGGTCTCTGGTTCCACCAGCCAATCCCTGTAGGAAAGATTCCGTTTGGTAGTGAGCTGGTCCACTGGGCGCTCCTATTGGGTCTGATTGATTACCAACCAAACCACTCACGAAACCACCAATCACACTCGCCACGAGCACGATGATGATTGTTTTTACTATTTCATTCATGTGAATTTAGTTAGTTAGTAATAATCTATGACCAGTCTGATGTTGAAGCATCAATTTTCACTCGCACCATTTCTCGCGCTCCATCTGCATACGTTTTCTTTCCGTAGCCTAGAAGTGATTTAACAATGTCTGCGAACTGGTCTTGGTCACGTACCACTTCAATTTTCGGTGGGATTTGAACAATAAGGTCAATCGCTCCTTTCACAAGGAAGAGAGAATCTTGTCGTTGTCCACTGAACACATCTGCTTCTGCGGTAAGTGTTTCAGAAACTACCACATCTCCATAAGCTGAGATAGTGGTAACTGTTGCTGATGTTGCAACCGCAGTAAGTCGTCTCTTGTCTCTAAGCAAGAAGATATTTTCTGCTGAGAGTAATTGATAACCTGTGTCGGTTGCTTCTACGATAGCTGTGCCCAAAGCATTGAGGGCTACAACCATGTTCGCTACAGTTGCTGCTGCATCTGAACCAATGTGTAGGTCTCCTGCAGTTGTTAGAGTAGCTCTGAAAGTGAACGTAACACCAGCAATAGTGATGGTATCAGTTGTTGTTGGGTTGGTCGCAATAGTCAAGACAGCCTCGTAAGGGAGGTTGTTAGAGTAAAGAATGTCCCAACCAAAGAGGTTAGTAACAACACCACGTGAGTTTACACCGTCTCCGAAAACTGTTGCCCGAGCTGCTTGCTGGAGTTTAAGTTGTCCGAGGAAGTGTCCACCAATCACCGCTGTACGACCCGCTGTTGGTGCATCTTGTGCATCAAGTTTTGTGTCTGCTGAGATGAAGAATTGAGGAACAGTGTTTGTGTTTACGGTTGCGTTGTTTCCAGACGTACCGCCCACATTACCGTCATCAAGTGTGTGTGCTGCGTTAGTAACTTCTGCCAAAACAGCCTGTTCGATTCGGTTGTTGTGGTCTTTCATCATCTTATTAGAAATGTTAGTTCCTAATTCGATAATTGATTGTACTTTTTCTGTGTCATCAATAGTGACTTTAGATGCAAGCCATGTAGCGATTGCGAGGTCTTCGCTAGAAGCTGTAACTGTGTCATTGGTGATGTCAGTTCCAGGAGTGTACGTTGAAGACGCAGGATACGAAATTATTGTTCGCGTTACTGTATCTCCTTCTCCTGCCACGATATTTCGTAGGCGAGTGTTAGCAATAGCCATTGCTTTGTTTTCTACAAACAAAGAACGCTGTGCTTCTTTAGCCCAGAATTGTGGATTCAGTGATGATACTGAGTTAGCCATGTTAATTAGTTAAGGTTAATGATAACCAGGACTAATTATGGGGTAGTTTACTTGCCTTGTTCGGTCATTGCCTTTTTGTAGCTGTCCCACTCTTTTCTTCCTTCTTCAGTGTTCATGTCCACATCAGGGGGAGTCTCAAAGGTATAAGTTTTTGAACTACCTTTTTTATTAGTCCTGCTGATTGTGGCTTCTTCTGTCTTTTGTTCCTTTTCATATGCCTCCACTCGGTTGACAATGTAGGGGTCACGCAAGACTTGCTTAACAGAGACATTTTTGAGTTTTGCTAGAGTACTGATTTCTTCCGTTAATTCGTCTGGATATTCCAGGTCATCAAGGACTTGTTTCTCTAGTTTCTCATTGAGTTTCTTATCAAGCTTTTCATCCAAGTCATCGGTGGCTGGTGCCACTGGTTTCTCTTCTTTAGGAGTAGTTGATTTAAGTTTTGTTTCTAATTCGGCTGCTTTCTCTCGTGCTTTTATCTTTTGTCCGATAGCTGCTGAGAGTTTCTTAGCACTGTCTACCTTGTCAGAAACTAACTTGTCAATCTTATCCGCATCATCAATTTCATCAAAGCCGTATTCATCAATAATGTTTTCTCGGATGTCCTCTTCCTTAGGTGCCTCTTGGGCTTTTACTTCCTCTTCAGGAGTTAATTCTTTTGGTGTTGTATCCATAGGATTGTTTTTGCTCATTGAGCTTAATTCGTTAATTGTTTAACGAGGGTGATTACACCTCAAATTATTATTTAACAGTTCCGCCAATCTTTTTAGCGTAACTCTGTGCTTTTTCAATGTAGGTTGAATCTTTATCTGAATGTTCTTCTGTATACTCTCTAACAAGTGCTCCTGTGCGGGAGTAGACCTTGCCTGATTTCTTTGATTCTTTCTCAGCTTCTTTTTGAGCTTTTTCATCAGCCTTCTGAGACGCCTCGAGTTCTTCTTTTTCTTGCTTAGCTACAGCTTTAGCCTCTGCTTCCGCTTCTTTTTGAGCTTTCTTTTGTTCTGGTGTTAAGTCATTACTCATGTAACATATTCGTTATTACTAAATTTTGCCCCTGTTTCAGTCAACTGCATCATAGGTTTGATGATATTTGTTAGCTTTTCTAAAGCCAATTTTCTAGCTTTCACCTCAACAGCTGCCATAATAGGGTCTTCCACCTCCACATCATCAAGGGTATTTAATGTTTTAATTTCATTGACAACAAAAGAGACAAACTCTTTCACCGCTTGATTGTTAGACATTAAGTCTGATGCTGTTTCTGGTTCCATACTCACAATTATACCACAGGCTTTGTGGTCTTTATTGGTTGTGGTTCTGCAACCTCTTTTATTTCTCCTGTTTCAGAGTTTATATTCACTGCTTGTCCTAATGGTATACCGCACACAGCAAGTACACGACTTAACCAGTTGTTTTTAGAGTTTTCTAACAGTCTCGCTATTGATTCTTGCTGTTTTGCCACCTCTTTTCCATTATGGATGATGGCAGTATTGCCTGTAAAGATGCCAGCTTTCCAATGTTCGGCATTACAGAGCTTCACTAGCTCAATATACTCTTTTAATTCTTGAGGATTAAGATTTCTACGTTTAATCCCTGCTTTTTCTATTTGTTTTTTGCTCGCTTTTTTCATTGCCCGTTTTGGTGACGATTTTGTCATTTTGTTTTTAGTTTAGCTCTTAATTCATCTATTATACTATACGCTTTTTCTAGTTTCTCATCTCCTATCTCTCCAAACATTTCACACTGAGACAGTTTCTGTTGTATTTCAAAGATTGTAGTCTTTTGACTTAACACTAAATCTTCAAGTTCTGCTTTTTTCATAATCCTGTGTCAGTCTTTATATCTGTCTGTCTACGTTCTATACTAGCTTTTCTCATTGACTCTGCTTTTTTGAGTGGGTCAGTAAGTTCTTCAAACATTTCTTGGAATGGGTCTTTCATTAAACTGCTGTCTCGCTAGCCAATACTGGTGCAGGTTGTTGCACAGGCTGTACTTCTGTTTTCGGCAACGAACCAGCATCTATACCAGATTTCCTCATAGCCATCTCTATCATTGCAGAACGTCTGATTGGGTCTTGCTCTAGTGCTATGAAGCCACTGAGCGTCTGTAAGTCAGCTTGAAGATTGACTTGTTCCCCTGTGATGATAACTGAAACCTTTGGTGTAAAGCCCTTGAAGAGTTCCTTTGTTGCTTTCATTAAGAGTTGCGGTCTTGCTTTCAATTCGTCCAACTTCTCTTGTTTGAGAGTTTCAGCTATTTCTGGTGTGTGTGGTGGTAATAAGGGAAGGTTCTGCAAGTACCAGTTGTCTACAACGATTTTATTCAGACGTGCAAGCATGTCACTATCTCCGGTAAGGCGAAGAACGTCTTGACTACGCATATCCTTTATCAATTCTGGCACTATCCACTGTTCAAACATTTGGGAAAATGGTATAGCGAGTTTCTCTCTGATGAAGTCAAAGAGTTTACCCGCGTTCTGGTTAAGAAGTTGTGTAGTACCCAATGGCGTACCTGAAGCTGGTGTAATACCTTGTACTACTTCTCTTGAGTTAGTAAGGTCGTTTGCCAGGGCAATGACTCTATTCCAGTCAGCAACAAGTTGGTCAAAGGAATCCATCCTCAGGTTCACTTGGGTCAGGTCTGATGATTTGATGATATCTCCATTCCTGATGTCCGTCATAATATTTTGCACTATGAGTTTATCGTTAGAACGTAAGACTGTTTTAGATGCCAATTCAAGTCCTTGAGCTAGTTGGTTTCCTATTTGGTTTGCTCGTACTTGCAAGTCAAACAAGAGTTCATAAATTCCCTCTCTAAACCAACGCTGTTTATACCGTGAACGGTGATACTCTTTGAACGGCATTTCATCAATCTCTTCTGCAAAGAGGATGTACTTAATTGTTACACCTGAACTGTTGCCCTTCTTCCCTATACCAATAACTTTAGCAAGAGTGTAACGGTCTTCGTCACCTTCGCCCACCTTTTCTCCTTTTGCTTCCTTTAAGTCTGCGACACTAATCTCTCCGTTTCTTTCATACACATCATAGTACGGTACGGTTGTGTCTTGTTCTTGTGTACCCACGCTTGTTTTATATGTATTCGTTGCACACTCTGTAAGTGATTCTTCAACATATTCCCATACGTCTGCTTTTGCTCGTAGGTCTGTAGAGGTTAATTGGTGGCGTTCAATGGTGGGTGTTTCTTTAAGAGTTCGTGCTGTTTGATTGATGACATAGAAGTTTAAGAGGTCTACTCTTTCATATCCATCTTTCACTTTTTTCCATACCACGTTACCCCAACCAGAACCCTCTTCAATAGCCGAGTTGATTTCTTCTGCTTGTCCTGTTTCTCGTAGGTATTCCGTAAGTCTCAGGTTCGTAATAATAGACGGTACCTCGTCTATCTTCAGTGGGGAGTATGCTTCGATGTTCTTAGTGTCAAAGTCTATGTTTTTAACTTCACTGTCAATCCTGGGGCTAATAATGTCGAACCAATATTTATAATTTCCTTGTTTGTCGAATTTTCCTGTGGGATATGTCTGTGTTTCAAACAACGATATACGATTAGTAAGTTTGTACTGTGAAAAACTATACGAACCGGTTACATCTACCACCTCTGTAAGATACTGAGCTATTTCTTTCCCTATTTGTTTGGATAGGGCAATTTGTTCTTGCATATATATGTAAATTATACCATGACGCTAAAGTCCCGAGTCGTTTACTGCTACACGTTCGTATCTGTTTTCGTGTATTTGGTGTATTTGTTCTTGTGTTGCGTCTGTTTGTGTCAGTAATGACATAAGACCGTAACCTGCTGCGTCCATTAGATGATTAAATGTGTCCATTGGTATGTTCAATCCGTTTCCTTCCTTATCTTCCATCCACGCATAGTTTTCGTATTCTATTTTTAGGTTCGTGCTTCGTGCTGTGTAACTTATCTTCATGTCCTGCATTTTGGCTATCCTCCAATTAAGATAAGAAAGTTTGCTCCCCTCTTCGTCTAATTTTTGTTTCTTGGCTCCTAGGATAGTTACTCCTTCTTCGTCTATTTCAGCAATACTCTTGGGTTCTGAACTATCAGCCACCACTAAAGTATCAGAGTGATCTAGGTTAAGTAGGAAACTAGCCAATTGTCTATTCAGTAATTTCTTCTTGTAAAGTCTTTCGTCTAGTATGTATCCTCCGTCATACTGATAAATGTCCACAATGGCTGCGGTGTCATTAGAGAAACCAAAGTCCATACCTCTCCTAACCAGTTTAGCCCCGTGTGGTATCTCTTGTATTTCTTTCCATCCAGAATAAATACGTCCTCTAACAGTCTCGGGAACTAATCCAGCTATCATGTTGTGGAAGTATGCTGGCTTCGTTGCTTCGTAGTTCTTATAGTTTTCTACTGAATCAGGAGACATATTAGCCAGATTATCTAAGAAAGAGGTCCTTATAAACTCAGTGTTCGTAATACCGTCCTTCAAGGTTGGAATGAAGAAGTCTTTTATTCCTGAAGGATTCAGATTGAACCACCTTTGAATAATCCAGTGTGTTTTTGACGGTGGATTAAGTAAAAAAATAATCAAAATATCCCCCTTAATCGTTCTGAGTGAGTCATCCAGTTGCATGAAGTCCTCTTCAGGTATTTCATCTGCTTCTTCTATGATGATGGCATTATAACTAGCTAGTGACTTGAGCTTAGATTTTTGGTCGCCTGATGATTTTCTAAACCCAACTGCATTAATACTGTTCGTTCCATACTTGATGGTCATGTCGGAAATGTCTAGTTTATCAAAAACTTCTTGTTCTTCCGCTCTGTCGGTTATTTCCTTAAAAATCGAATTACGTATATCTCCCAGAACGTAACGCATAATTGCACACCGGAAATACTCAGGTGCAGTTAGTTTAGCCAGTGCAAACTGTGAAGCAACAGTTGAGCGTCCTGCACCTCTACCTCCCATAAGTATCAAATACCTTTTTTTTGTAGTGAAGAGTGGAGCGTATTTCTTATTTACTTTCTGTTTCATCAGAGAAGTCGGAGAATATTATGTTGTTACCTTTGATAGCCTTACCGTCACTAGTTACATCCAT